AGTTTGTATCTTCAACTAGCATTTGCCGTGAGGTCTCAGCGGCCACCTCCCGTATGGCCCTGAGTGGGATTCTTAGTTCCCCGCCGCGCTCAATACACATGGCGGTCAGGAGGCGGGTGAGATAGCGCACTACAGACTGCGGAGAGGTATCAGACGGCGGCATTGGCAGGCTCCTTCAACATCGTTCTGAGTACAGCGCAGCGTTCGTGAATGGGGCATACTTCGGCGGTAAGCGGATCGGTTAACGGAAATTTGCACTGGCAGAAATCTTTCTCGATGCCGTCAATGATCGCCGCTGGGTGTCCGCCAAGCGAATCGAATGCCCGTATCATCTCAAACAACTTCTTCTTGGTCAGATTCTCGATCTCGTTGGCATGGACCGTACAGAAAGCATCATGCACAGTCTCGCCGGGATTAGGCATCACAGCAAATATTCTTACATCTCTAGGAGCGCGGGAGAAGTGCATATCCTCAGGGCACTCGAATACCCGAGCATCGACTACAAGTGCATCTCCACTTTCCAAGTGCAACTTTGCCACCGCCTCATTTAGTTTCTTGTTCATATTTCTCCCAATACTGACCGGCAGCGTTTCTCCTGCGGACGCATAATCATTGCGATGTCCGCCTTCAGAGCATTCTGTAACGCCTGCTGCGGATTTAACTGGACCATTGCCGGATGCCCAGTCTTATCCTTATCTAAATAGTTTGCCTTCCACGAGGCGATATTAGGAGGGGGATATTGCACGGCGGCAATCACCGCAAAGCAACAGGCCATGAACACATCGTCATGACCATGCTCAATCTCCCATCTCATGCCGGTAGCCATTGTCATTAGGTCCATCTGGCGAATCAATTCTTCATCCCTAAGTACCAGACCTCCCGGCATATTCTTCATGCCATCGTGTAGTTTTCCTCGGAAGGTAGCCAAGAGAAGATCGCGGCTACGGCCCTGCGTCTCGAATCCCATAGCATGAGATTTTGACTTCCCTGGCATCTTGTCATCTTTACCTTTCCAGATGTACCAGTTAGGGTACATATACTTGTCGCGGAGAACTTGCTGGCACCAAAGACCAAGGTTTCCAGTAAGCTCGATGTTCATCATGGCTTTGTTGTAGTAACGCCCCGCCTTATCAACGTCGTCAGCCATTTCAATCGGATTTACCCAATCGCAGAAGCGTGCCGCAATGTCTCCCGTGGTTCCGTTGAACACCACGTAGGCCGCGAAGTCTCCCGATGCCCTTCCTGTTTCCTGCTCGATACCTCTCGCGCAATCCACGCCGACGTAGTACCAGTGTCCGCGTTGCGGATATTCCCAGATGAGAGTTTTTCCTTTGGGATTTTTGAGGAACTTTATTCCATCTCCATAGCGTTGAAAACTTCCCTTCATCAGCGGCGGTCTTTTGGTCGATACGGCATAATTTATTTCTGCGCTAGTAAATGCCGGATCACCCGTGGCGACGAAGGCGCGAGTCGCGTCAACTGGATACTCCTGATCGAACATCAACTCTGATCCACGGCACTCACCTTCAAGAACCATCCGCATCCACGCAATCTGCCCACGGGTTGCGTTATATGGTTTCTTCATTAAATCTTTTTCAAAGTCTGTGGCGGGTGCATCGTCGGCTTCCACGTCTGGCCGTATGCAGGCAGGGTCGTCTAGCCATGAAAGAAAAATTGGAGTGAAACCATTCCACGCCCTTCCAGTTTTATTGGCAGCATTCCAGTATTCGTAGAAGGTCTCACCGATTCCAGTACGGCCCTGTGCTGTTGACTCTAGGGCAATGAACGTGTCGGGAGCCTTTGCTACAGCAGGAAGAATGGAGAGGAATGATTCCTGTCCGGGATATTGAGCGCATTCGCTTAAATGAAGGAAGGTCAACGTCATCCCGCGACCCGCGCCGACGCTACCAGCCGTGGCGATGTCAAGGTTAGAATCTCCCAGAGCGTGGTGGTAGATAATGCTTTTAGTTCTTACGTCTGCTATGCCTGGGAATCTATCGTTCAATGCGACTGATAGATCACGCGGAACGCGGAATAATCCCTTGTCGGCCACATCTTTCAAGTGGGCTACGATCATGGCGTGAGCCTGCGGACGAGCCTCACAATGGCACACTCCATATCCGTCGAATAGTGAACTCATTCCTACCCTGCGTGCCTTAACGACGATCACTCGGACATTTTTATGCTCCTCATAATGCTTCTTAATTATGTTGTGGGCTTTGACTTGGTTTGGGTTAAAAATGAAAGGGACAGTAACGTTTCGCTCTCGGTCTTTGATTCCGAGCTTCGATAATAGTAAGCGAGAACGGTCTAGATTCATCAGTGCCTACTGAGTGCCGCCATCGGCTTCGCCTTTTGAAAGACCTCGAAACAATATGTGTTGCAGCAGAATGCGGGATCGGGAACCCGGAGTCCGTCCACAAGTTTCCAAACACCGTCGTCTCGGAATGCCCATCGGCCATCGTCGCCAGTCTTACGGCATAGCCTTTGTACCGAAACCGGAACCACGTCTTTATGTAATTGGGTCCAGCATGTCCACTGCGGCTTACTGATTGATTGCCTCTTTAATACTATGGCACCAGCTTTGTCGAGTTCTCGCTTGAGATCGGCGTATCTCGCTGTGGCTTCGGCCAAGGGAGCACGTTCCCAGTCGAATCCGTTGGACGAAGGAGGTCTTGAAACCACTTCGGCATCATCTTTAGGTATGGTTCGTAAAACTCCCACAGTTGTTTCTGTGTTAGGAGTGGGCTTAGCTGCATCTCGTTCCGCTTTTCTCGCTTCATGCTCTTCTTTCTTGCGTTTGGTCTCTGCCCGTGTCTCCGCTGCCTGTGCCTTCTGCTCCTCGGTCCACACTCGCGTCATTGCTGGCCTCCGAAGTATTGCGCCATGTCGGTTCCTGTCGCCATGAATTTAATGTGCATTCCTCGGTCTGAGGTTGTAAGGTGGGGACAAACAAAGTAATGATGAGTGGCCGTCTCTATTTCTCTACTCTCCATCCTTACAGGAAATCGTTCAATGAACCAGTGCGGCATGAACTTATGCTTGAACATCTGCCACACACCATCGGGCCACGATACGGTTTCAGATTCAGTACGAGTGGGAATCCTTCCCGATAGGCACCATGTCCTTATTTGCAGGACCATCGCATCTATCGTCTGGGCGGTGATGGCTTGGAACTTTGAGTTTTCCCTCAATGCCGAATACGGCTCAAGAGCTTGCTTAACATAAAGGTAAACCTTCTCTGCCTTAAATTCTCGGAACATTGCTGAATCAACTACCTTGCTACCGGCAGAGAATACGCTGTCCTTTTGGCTCGCTCCCTCTCCTGTTCGCTGATTCTCTGTACCCGATCCACTTTGTTCTGCCATGCCGCCATCTCCTTAGCTTTCGGTTTAGAAACTTTCCAAAATAAACAACAGGTGATGCAGATGAAGTTCCAGGAATGCTCATCTTCACCTGCTAGGCGAAGATCGCTGCGCTCGCAAACACCCTCACGGACATTGGGGCAACTAGGTAAATTCATTTACTCCCCGAATACAAGGGAAAACTTTCGCCGTCTCGGGTCATCAGGTCGCAGACGTGATCTTCCTCAATCGGTTCTTCATCGGACAATCTGACTACCTCACAAACACCATAACCGTCGATCTTGCGCTGAAAGAAGTGAAGACACTTACCACATCGCCTGAGATCGTCCGCCTCACGGTAATCAACGTCCTTTGGGCTTAACTTCTTCGGGCGGTCGTCCAAAAGGGCTTTGTACTCGGTTATGCTTACCATCTGGCGTCCAGTCTCTTGTCTTTCGGCAGTTTGGATTCGGGCATCGAATAATCTTCGTATTATCTTTTGGAAGCCATATCCAGCGGCAAGCTGTGCAGTAGTTCGCAGTCACCTGCCGCTGGACAATCATAGCCCTAACTCAACTGGTTGATCGCCATCGATGTCGGCGTTACAGGCGGTGGCGGAGTAGCCGCATTCAAAGGCACCGTAGCCGTGGCCGACAAAGGCGCACTAGCCCCCGGAGGCGTAAACGACGACGTGCAAGTCAGCACAAACGACGTGGCCGTATCCGTGGCCGAAGTCGCAACTGCGACCTGCGTAGTATCGGAGCTTGGAGTCAAAGTCGTCAACGGATCGCTGGACGACCAGGTGAAGGTTGTTCCGGCAGGAAAGGCTGCTCCTGCCGGGGCGGTAACCACTTCCTGAAACGTTCCCACGTTCCCTAAAGTGATGCCCAGAATTACAGGCGTCGGACTGCTCATAGTGTCTCCTGATTCAGTGATTACGATTTGGGTGATGGCCATGTGAGATGGCGTCTTGAAAAGAAATCGAAGAAGGTCTGCGAACAGTTTTACCAACCGCCCTAAATCTTCTTCAATACGATGGAGTTCGTAACTCATGCACTCTCCACGATGTTCTTACCACACCCCGCTGAAAACCTGTGAGCAAAAAGATTCACTTCACGTAAACATGCTCGGGTGGACCCTCACACACCCACTTCGTACCGAAATCCTTCATTACCTCTCCGTGGACCGGGCAGACCTTTTCGCCGCCTCTTTGGACTCCTCGATCCTTTTTCCTGCCTCCCACCACTGCCCCGGCGTCGGTTGGTGATCCGGCCTCTTCATGTGCTCCGCGTACAATGCTGCCAGTTGACCTCTCGGACCTTCTGGTGGCTCTGGGCTTTCCCACCTCTTCCACGGTTTCTCTTTCGGCGCTCTTAGAACCTCCCCGCATACGCAAACCATCTCGTCCATTTCCGCTTCCGCCATCTTCCCCTCCTATATTCCACTTGGTAGATTTACACTTCGCGCATCTCCTAGGATAACCATCCGGAAGCCATACGTGCCCACACCCATCACATACAGCCACCCTCCTCTGCTCCCAAGACATGTCCCATTGGTACACCGCCTGTCCCATTGTGTCAACTACTTTCTGTCCCAATAGGACATTTTGTCCCAACGGTACACCATACCACCAAAAAACACCCCCCAAGCCTGCGGGGACGAAGCAATCTCACACCCTCGCTTCTATGGGTAAAAACAGGGGGTGGGCTTGCACTTTCGTGATGGGGTAGGTAAGTGTTTTATTGCCAACGATTTGCGGTGATTATGAAAATGTGTGTTCAATTTGCGTATTATCGGACACTGTTGTAAGTGCGTGCAGATGCAACGACTTGCACATTCTAGGTTGACAGCGTGTGCTACCCTGTGCAGCAGAGCAGACAGCGAGGCAGAAACGTCCCAAGACGTGCGTTTAGTAGCTTCCTTCCGGCATCGTGTTCCCCTGCCTGCCGGCCTCGCCCTTTACTTCTAGGGCTTTACGCGCCGCGATACCTGCCAAGCGGGCCGCGTTTGCCTCTGCGCAAAGCACACGACCTTCTGCCCGGAGCTTTCGATGTAATCCGCGAGCAGCTTTTATTTGCAGCAACTTACGGGAGTGCTCGCGTGTTTTTATCGTTCCAGCGCCGTGTAAATTCATAGAACCGCAAAGGCACG